CAAATCCAAAGTCATTTGGAAATTCCTGTTGTAGGCTTGCTTGGTTAGTTCTTCTACCACTTAACCTGTTAAAGTTTGTGAATAGGCTATTCACGTCCAATGTAATTGTTGCCGTATCAGTTGCATTTACGGTCTTGTAACCAGCAATCTTGCCTTTGAATATTATGACTGCCTTGTCACCCGTGCTGTCTCCAATTAGGCTGTAATCATTAGGATCAAGAAATACTTTTCTAATTGTTACTGGTTGGTTAATCTGTGTTGAAACGCACAATGTTTGAACACTGGTTAGATCCAACCCATTCAGCGTGATTGATATGTTTGTAATCTGTAATTCTGAAACTTCGTTGGTTTCAGAAATGCCTAAAAAGTTGCCCTGTGCTTCATAGGTGTTACCATCATAGGTAATGTCAAAGGGACCATCAGTATAACGCAGGGTGCTACCACCATTCACACCAATTTCAATTATGGTTAATGGCAGTAAGGCATTACCTGCTAGATAGGTATTTTGAACATTACTTAATCTGCTCATAGGACCTCTCTAATGTCTATTTCATAATTCGTATATTGTTCAGTGGTGTAACTGAATTCCTGTATGTCATTATCCAGTATCATTCTAAAAGGAACATCGTTTGTTGTGACTGCTTCACCATCTGTAACTGCTTCAACAAGTCCTGGTTGAATGTTAATCACAGCCTGTCCATCTGCTTCTGAATTGCAATCTGTTGTAACAACATAAACCTTTGTATGGTTAGCAAATCTAATTACATCACCTGCCTTTAAAACATTTGCAGTGTTAAGAGGAGTTTGCACCTTAATATTTGTATCACCTACTTGGTGATCCGTTGCACTGTCTTCATCCACCGTTACACTGCCACTTACTAAACTTCTATTGACACTGATGCTTTGGCTTACCACTGGAATCACAATATCAAATTCATTTAGTCTGCCCTGTGTTAGTGCAATGAATCCTTGCACTGGGCGAAACTCTGCCGCAGTCATTGTTGGAAATACCAAGGTGCCTGTCCATAGTGTTGTGGCATTACTTGCCCTAACAGTTCTACCGCTCTGTGTCTGTGCTGTTTTTGTTATGGTGTTCTGCCTAAAGTTAGCGGTGTTGAAACCTGGCGAACTTGGAAATGTTCCTATGTATGCCATTACGATAATACTCCTTGTTTGCCCTGTTTGGTTAAGGCATTGTTGATGATACCCGTAATTGTTGCTCTGCGTCTAATAAGCAGTTCATCAAAACCCTGTGCATCAACGGTATTGATGTTAAAATTAACTGTGACTGGACCCTGTCCCATTTCGTTGTTTGGAACTATTGTGCCTCCAGCATTTGGAACGAACATCTCAGGTCCTTTTTCACCTACCAAATATGCCTGTCCGCCACCAACTGGACCACCCTTCTCTCTTGGACCCGTGTATTGCGAACTCTTAATTGCGGCAATCTGTGCATAACCCTGTGCCGCAACCAATGCCGCCGCTCCTAGGTTGAATGGGAATGGTAAAGCCAATGCCGCACTTATACCTCTTGCCACATTAACGATGGCTTCAGCAATCGCAACAGCCTTGGCAAGTTTAAATGCCTTTTCGTTTGTCTGTCCAAGTGTTCCTAATAGATCCTTACCAATCGCACCTAATAGTTGAACTCTTTGCTTACCACTTAGTGCCTCAATGTCAGCAACCTGAACCGTTCCATCCTTGATTAGTTTAACAGTATCTTCAACTTCACGCTTTCTGTCTTCTGCAATCTGTCTTTCATAATCAGCAAGTATTTTTGCTCTTGCCCTTGCATATTTTTCTTCAACAGCATTTTCTGATTGTCTGTATTTTTCAAGAGTTTCAAGTTGATCCTCCAAATGTTTCTTTCTTGGATCAAATTCTCCACCAGCAAATATGCCACCTGTTTGCGTGGCAATTGAACCCATTGCCTTTTCAAGTTCTTGTTGTTCTTTAAGTAGAATGTTTTGGCGAATTAAACCCTGTATTCTTTCTTTTTCAGCATCTTTAATTTCTTGTGCAACCTTAAGTCCTGCCAGTGCCTCATCCACTTTTAATTTTTCATATTCAAGCGATACCTTCTGCTCAGTTGTAAGTCCAACAAGGGCATCATTTTGTTTCTGTATATTTTTTACTATATCTGCGGTTGCGTTTTTAACTTTTTCTTGTTCTGATACTTCTACTTTTGATGCCGCAATGACTTCTTCAATTTCTTTCTTAACTGCGGCTTGTTTTTCAATTGTCTTATCTACTGATTCAAAGAAATTGCTGGTTAGCATTTCAAGTTTGCCCATCTCTTCAGTTGAGCCTTCCATTGCACCAGTTATTTCACCAAATTTAGATTTTACGTTTTTTGAAAATTCTTCAGGACTGCTACCAGCAAATGTAAATTTGAAATCAACAGGATCACCACCAAAGAATTCCTTGATACCGCTCCACCAACTAACAAGTGTGTTACCAAGATCCTGCACCTTGCCTGCAAGCCAACCAATACCCCACAATATTTCATCAAACAGTGCGGCGAATAAAACTGTAATAACCTTAAACTTAGGACCAAGTAGGAAGAAACCAATGATACCAAAATCTCTAATCATTGGTGGTAATGCTTGAACAAAATCAATTAAATTGTTCATGCCAGTTGCAACAAGATTGAATACTGGTGTTAGCAAATCTCCAAATCTTGCAACACCAAGAGCAAATTGTTTTACAACCTGGATAATTTTCTGTCCAGCCTGTTCTGCAAATTTTTCTATTGAACCAAATTGTTCTTCTAATATTTCATCAAGTGTGCCCAATATACCCTTGGCAAAATCTAACAATCCACCCTGGTTACCAAGTGCTAGTGTAAATTTGAATATCTTATCCTGAACCATTGATAAAACACCCTCATAGGTATTTGCCAATGCCAGTGTTGCATTTTCAAATCTACCACCTGGACCAAATACTTCTTCAAATCGCTTGGCAGTTTCATCAGCAGTTACTTTTGCACCTGCTTGGAAACCTAACAGTGCAAGGATACCTCTTTCACGGAATATTTCTGCCGCTGCCGCACCACCTGAAAATGCCCTCTGGATCTGTTCTGAAGCAGTCCTAAAGTCAAGTCCTGAAACGGCAGCCACATTACCCACAATCTGCAAATTCTTGGCAAGTTCTTCAGCATTGTCTGAAATAACTGCAAGACTTCCTGCACCCTGTTGTATCTGTTCAAGAGTAAATGGAACCTTTGAAGCAAAGTCAAGCATTTCTTGGAATGCCTTGTTACCTTCTTCAACTGAACCAAAGAGGAATTGGAAGCGAATACCAAGTTGTTCAACCTGAGAGGCAGTATTTAGGATTGCCTTAACCCCAAACGCCGTTCCAATTGCGGCACCAATGCCTATAATCTTTGATTGTAAGCCGCCAAATCCTCTTTCAAGATTAGATACGCTCTTACCAACACCCTTAAGGCGGTTATTGATATTTCCTAATACTCTTGCCGTCTTATCTACGGCGACGATTTGGACTGTTTGTGTCGCTGCCACGTTTTATTGCCTCCGCTTCCAATTTGAACCAAGCGGCCCAAATGTTTATTTCTAGGACACTGAATTGCATAACCTCTTCTATGCTTTTCCCTAACTCCTTAGCAATCCTTACAATTAACTGGAGTTCAGTGTCCTCTCTTAGTTTTTTTCAACAGTCTCGTATTCACTAGTTGTGGCATTTACGATTGAAGCGATACGCATCAATACTGCAGGATCTGCCTCATTCATTAGCGTTGCCTTGTCAAATTTACCAAACAAGGGTTTGCCTGATGGATCCAAAGCCTTTAGAATTATGCTTTCTACCAATGCTTCAACTGTTTTACCAGCCTGTTGCAATTCAATAATTTTTGACTCTACTGCAAACGGATGTGCCGTTTTGTAATAGATGTCAGTCTTCCATTCTGGAACACTAATCTTTTCAAGTTCTCCAGAAAGTTTGCTTTTGTAATGTGATTTCACATTTTCTAATATACTCATTTATAACTCCTACGTGTTATCTCCCTAACGGTAGGTCCAAGTATCCCATTAGGTGCTTGTTTTGAATGCCCTCGTTCAAGTGCATCAATGTGAGGAACGCGATTGACGATATTGTGTTGTCTAAATGACTTTTCTAATCGCCAACCGCGCCTCGCTTGACCCTTGTCTATTGGAGTCTTGGATTTTGCAACCTCCAATATATCTTGAGCAATTCTGGTATGAAGGGCATCTTTTTCTCTTTCAAGATGCCTCATAGCCTGTCTCGTGCCTGTGACTTTAAAAGTCAGCATCAGCCTTACACGGTTCCAATTGTCAGTGCGCCAGTTCCTTGGAATGATACTGTTGCAGTTACTAAGTCATCATAAGATGCTGTTCTTGAAACAGAAGTTACAAGGATTGAACCTGAGAATTTAGGTGATCCGCTAGTTGCCTCAGCCGCATAAAATGTTACGTTTAAATCCGTATCACTTGCAGGGTTGAATGCTTTAGCAGAATTATGAGAATCCTCATAAACCACTTCCATTGATCCTGTAAATTGGTGTAACCCGTGTTTGTATGTTCTTGCCGCATCGCCCATAACAGTGTCTTCAATCACGTCTTTAGTGTGTTCTACTGTCCAGGAACGAACTTCAGCAATGTTAGTTTCGCCAGCACTATCAGTTGTATCAATGATAGTTACTGCTCCACCTTCGCCTGTATAATTTGCCATAGTCTAGTCCTCCTTTTTGGCAGTTTCAAAATCATCATAGGAAAAAGTAAGAGTGTCAATTGAGTCTGGATCCTCATCCTCTTCAATTTCTACCACTTCTTCTTCAGATGGTTCTTTTGAAGTCACTTGGGCATCTGCCGTAATTTTATTCTTACTGCTTTTGCTTTTAGTAACTTTCTTTTCTTCTGCTGGCACTTGTATCCAACCAGCATCAAGAAATCTTTCTAGTTTGTGGCTTTCAATAGTTCTTATTGCGCCATCCTTGCTAATTTTTGTAAATTGCATTATGTTGCTCCTTTAGTAAATGAATAATGCACTTCAGCAATCATTAAGAACTCACCCAATGGCGGTGTTCTATCAACTATTTCAATTGAAGTCACGTGTGTTGTTGTTGCCGTTGGATGCGATAGTTCTCTTGTGCGATCCGTGTTAAGTGCTTCTTCTATTCTTTCTATTAGGTTGTTTCGCTTTTCATCCACGCTTTGAACGAAACCTTTTCTACCATCAGAGCGAACAAATCCTCTGATATTCACTTCAATGATTCCTCTTCTGGAACCACCCATAGCGTTATCTTCGCGTGTCTCGTTGCCTGCTGTTACCAATAGAGCAGGAAATTGTGTCATTGCCAACTTGTCTAAATCAAATGGCTCTCTTGACACAAATACGGGTCTTGGCGGACTCATATCCTCCAAAACTTCAATAATGTTTTTTACTGCGGATTCTCTGTTTGACATACCTTCCTACCTTTTGAGGCGGAGGTAGTGTGTGGGTTCTCGTTCTGCATCATCAACTGTTCCACTGCTATCCGCGTCGTATTCAACACCATCACGCAAAATTAAATCAAGTTCTCTATCATATTCCTTGCGATAGAATTCCATCTTGCGTTCAAATAAATCTTGTTCTACGTCAAACTTAGCGAGTTTAGGATAAATGTGGAAACCCAGTGCTTGATAGCAACAGGCTCTAGTCAGTTGGCTTGCAGTGTATAAGTCTTCATCTGGCTCATTGCGTCCAGCGTTTAATCTAGAAATGTCATAGGCACCAATTGCATAAGTGGGCCACCAACGAATTCTTAGGTCTCTAAATACGTCTGCTTGTGCTTTTGTAATTTCTTCGTTGAAGTCAGGGATACCAAAATCAGTGATGTCTGGCTCGTAATCCTGAATATCAGAAATTGTTGCTAGTGTTATCGCCATAGGATACTGTCCTTTATAATACGCCGTTGGGTCCTTCCCAAGCCGCTAATTTGTTTAGTATTTGTATTTAGCAGTTTGGTTGGAAACCATAGACTTTTCAAAAGAATAGGGCCCAAAAGGCCCTATTCTAATAGTGTATATCTAACCTAAATTAGATAACTGCTGTTGCGTCTGATACGATTGCAACACCGTAATCATCAAACAATTCACTTACACCGTAAGCCATTGAACCTACGATTTCTAATGAACGTTTTGAAGCATTACGCTCTGTTTCAATTCTCATTGAACGCTTGATCATTAAACCAAGAGCATCACGTGTCATTACTGCACCATAGTATGCACCTGCTGAGTCACCGCCTGTTACAACAGTTGATTCAAACACGTCAATACCTGCAATTCTTCCAATGAAGCCGTTTAACAATGCTGTGTTACCTACATCACTTAGTGAGTGTGACATAGTTGAACCAGCGTTAGTTAATTGGTTCTTTAGGTCGTATGCTTGATATGGGTGTAACACACAAGCAAAGGCACCGTTTTGGTCCGCTTTCTTTGCCTTAAGTGTTGCCGCAGCCTTGAATAAGTCTTGGACTGTAACAGCCGCTGAAGTCTTATTAACAACGCTTGAGAAACCACTGAATAAACCTGCTAGGTCAGTGTCTAGTTTCTCAGCCATAGCCGCACCTAACTGACGTCCAACTGCTGCCGCAACGTCTTCACTTGCTGACTCGTTTAATAGGTCAGTAAGTTCAACCATTACACCAACTTCTGATGCAGTGATTTCTTTCTTAGTTGTTGCGAAAGCCGTGTTGCTTAGGTCAATTCCATCTGCAACAGAAGCCGCAGCCACTGCTGGATAAATTGGAACCTGTGCAGTTAAGCCTGGTGTTCCTGTCATATCGTAAGTTCTTACGAGAGGACGGATAATAGATTGTTCGTTCAGTGTAAAGAGTGCTGATTGAACAATGTTGGCGTAAAGGGCTTCACCTGAAGCCGCTGAGCCTGTTTTTAGTTCGTCTGCCATAATCGTTCTCCTTTAGATAGCAAATTAAAGAATAACCCCTTTGCTTCGCATTATATTTCTATACTGCTTACGATGTTCTGGGTTATCCATATTAAGTTTAGTAACATCGTTATCTACCACAGGAGTCTGCTTGCCTACACCTGATCCAGTTCCAGAACCATTTGGTCCTGCTGAAACAAAATGCGGATTAGCACTAAGGAATTCATTTACCAAGTTTGATACTTTTAATGGTTCTCCATTATCATCATATCTTACCTGTCCGTTCGTATCTACAACATCAACACCACCCGCTTCATTCAGTTTCAAGTTGCCCTTTAACAGTGAAACCACCTGTTGTGGATTTACTGCTCTTTGGCTACTTGCTTCATTAAGCAGTGTGCCATCTACCTTGATAGAGTGAAGTTCTTGTTCGTATGTTTGAATTTTTGAATTGAACTTTTCTGCCTGTTCCTTCAAAAGTTTCTCATACTCTCCACGCTTTTCCAACTCTTGTTGTTTGCGTTTGTCTTCTGCTTCTACCAACGTGTTGTAATGGTCCAAATCAACATTTGAGTATTTCTTCTCAAACTTTGCTTTTTCCCTTGCCACTCTTTCAGCAACAATGCGATTCACATCGTCCTGTGTAAGTGTATTTGTATCCCTAGCATCCTGTGTTGCTACCTGCTCTTTAACCTCTGGTTGAGATGCAGTTGTCTCTGTATCATTAACCGCTGTGTTTTCTGCGTCCATTATCTGTCCTCTTTATAATTGGTTGAGTTCTACCACCTGCCCTCTAATGGCAGTATGTTCTATTATTTATGCCTTTGGGCACAAATTCATTTATTTACGGCGTCTTCCACCGCGTGAAGAAGTCTTTTTCTTGTCCTTCTTCTTTTTTCTTCCGCCTCTCATACCTGGCATATCGCTCTCCTTTTAGTCTTCCCAGCGAAAAGGAACTATTTCCTTTTTTCGTTCTAGGATTTCTTTTCTACGCACCTT